GCCATTTGGTCAACCGCCTCTGCCCTGATTATCTCACTAGGCAAAGGTGAGGCTTCTAAACCGACGTGTCGGGTTCGCTCGACTGCTGTTCTAAATTTTCACCACCGTTTACTTTCACTGCCCAAGAGCGGAAGAACGAAAGATAGTCTGCGCTGCCTAGTGAGAGAAGCCCTTCGCCGTTAGGAGGAATGTCGTTGCCATCCGTACCAACGAGGTTCCATTCGACTAGAACGCTATCGCCAAACTCCACAATCGTATCGCGCTGCTCTTGCTTGCTGAGTTCATCAAGGTTCTCAATGTTCAGCATTAGGCGCATGGGCATATTCAGGTTGAGTTTTGCCCAGCCACCTTCAAGGGTTCCAGTCAGATCAATTTCGCTAGTCTGCTGTTTGACCTTGAACTTCTTACGTTTCGCCATCATTTACCTCCGGGTTAGTGATGAACTAATTCTGTTGTTTTATGCCCAGGTTGGAACTGTTCCGTCTGCCAGTAGTCCCGGCGCGGAAAAGGTGTGTTCTCCTGATGCTGGTCGGCTCTGTGCGTAGTCTGTAAAGACCATCTCCATAGCCAGTACAGCACCACCGGCAGTCGTGATTGTGACTGTGCGGTTTACTGAGGTTGACGAAACAGTTTTGAATACGTCGTGAGACTTGTTCGATGCTTCATTGATAACGCCTGTGATATTCACTTGCCCATCAGCGAGAAGCAGTAGTCGCTCAATAGCGGACTTATCGAGTCCTGTAATGTCTTGGACACCACGCGGAGTAGAGAAGTCGATTGAGGTTATGTCATTGCTGATATCGCGAGCAGTTCCCCCGCTATCGTCAACACTGACGGTCATTCCGAGTCCAGATGCTTTAGCCATCGGATTCCTTTCTAATCGTCCTGCGCTGTGCCGCGACGAACGAGGCAAGCGACAACGAGGTTTGTAAACGTGCCTGACGCTCTAAGGCGCAAGCCTTTTTCCACGTTACCGGACGCAGTTATGCGCTCGGTAGACCGGGCAGATTGAATAGTGAACGTTCCAACGGTAGACCATGTACCGTCCGTTCCGTCTGTGGTGTCGCTCGAATCTTCAAGGATGACCGTTGGGGTTCCTGAACCGAGCGTGAATATCTGTAGGTAGGCAACAACGCCGGCTGTAGTCTGTGCGCCCCCAGCGTCAACGAATCCGTCGAGGTTGCCAGCAGAAGCGATAGTCTCTTTCATCGCTATCATTTCACCCCATGCAGGAGCGAAACCGTCTGAGGATAAAAGTTGAGTCGTGCCGGTTAGGGTTCCGTCTGCGGGACGGTTCCAGTTGTAGTCGATCTGCTTACAACCCATAGCAAGACCAGCACCGCCACGAGTAGTAGCGGAGCGAGCGTAAATTGCTTGCCGGTCAGTGGTTGGCAAACTGCTTAGAACATCGTGTATCTGGTCGCTAGCCTCGTTCCAAAAGCTATCGAAGCCAATCTCCCCGCTAGAATTTAGCAGTAGTCGTTCGTGGGCAGACTTATCTATGCCCGTAATATCCTGCACTCCGCGGGGAGTAGAAGCGTTAGAGATTGCGCCTACATCGCCTGAAATGTCATAACCGGCAACGTATAGCCTGTTGCCTAGTCCGGTTCCCTTCGTCATGGCGTTATAGTCTCCGCTTCAAGGTCATCTATTAGTAGATCGAACGTAACAATACGGCGAACCTCACCGCTTGCAAATTGGAAGTATCCGGTCGAGGCATCGCCCATAGTCAAATCTTGTACAAGGTCGCCTAATGTCGAGTCACCGACTAAGGCAGCCTTCACGTTTCTAACCGTGTTCCAAATATAAAGGTCTACGTTTTCCTTTATTGTAGGGGATGCGATCACAGGGTAATAAGCCTGAATCCTGAATCGTTCAGTAACCATGACGTTCCCGAACGTAGCTGCGCCACCCTCGTAAGGCTCGTCGCCCACGTACCAGAACGCTATACAAGGACGGGCGGGAACCTGCACAGGCTCACCCACATAGTAAGCCTGAAAAGTACCCACAGTCTTTATAAGAGTGTCGATCTGCGTTACGACTGAGGCTCTATCTACCATTTAGCCGACCCGCAATTCTTGTGCGTAGTAGCTTCGGAAGATTCTTGCGCTGTATGAGTTTCCAAGAGTTGTGAAACATATTGTAGAGCGACTCAATAAAGCTGGCGTATACAACGTTCTTGCCTTGCGTTACTTCACCAGCGTCTATGACCGCATGAAGGGAGTCCACACGAACACCACTAACCGATTCACGCAAGTAACCAGTAACCAAACCATGACCCGGAAAGAGTTGTGACTTGACCGCAGTTTCACCGAACATTGATGCTTCATCGAGCATCCCTTCGATTTCCTCACCGATGATCTTCTCTACCTTGCGAGGGTTGAAGATCGTTCCTTTGAGTTGAACGTCAGAGTTGACCACTTAGAAGTAAACCCCTGCTTCTTCGCGGGTCTGCTTGTAGTTATCCAGCCCGCGGAGTATCGCCCGTTCTGCGCTGCCTGGTCGAGTAATAGAAGCACCGCCAGCACCGATGATCGCTGTATTGCCCGACTCCCTGTTGCGGAAGCGGTCGCGAGCAATCGACAGACACACCTCTACTACATCGGCAGGGTGTATAAATACGTCGATGCCTGTACCATCGCTGTGCGTGGCTGCTGTCGTGCCATTTACACCACGTAAAACAGTCAGGTGGGTTCCATTCTTTGCCCGGACATACATTTGCTCAGAGTCGATAAGCATTGTGTTGCCGGGATAAATATCAGCACTAGCATCAGTTTTCACGACTGTTGTTGCTGTGCTGCTGATAGCACCGTTCAAGGAGTCCCCGTTCACTGTTTCGTTTTGCCAACCCCATGCGCCAGTAATAGCGAGCGTCTTTTGCCCAGCCTTTAGATACTCGTCTGTGTTCTCTGACAGCTTCAGTGTGTGATACGGAGCCTGTGGGTATGGCTCTAATAGATATTCGTTCGCAATGCCTTCTGTCAGCGTTACGTTACTGTCACGCGCTGAAGAATCGTATGCGGTTACGGTGGTCGGTACTGCGGAAAGCCAATCGCCCAGCGGGATAATCCCTAGAACGGGGTCGGTGGCTAGCGGTTGTGTAGATGTGCGAGGCATCTCCGAACGGTTGCGGAGTGCGCCTGTGCCTAAGTCGTATTCACGAGTTGCGGTATACGGAGCAAAGCACCTGTCGCCTACATAGTTCTCAATCGTGAGTGACGCGCTTTCTAACATTATGCGAATGGCTGTTACATCATCCGCCCAGTTAGACGCGTAGGAGTCACCCGCCAAGTAGTCCTTGAACAGATCAACGCTTGCATATACGTGTTTTGACCGCATTCGTTACGCCTCTCCGTTCAAGGCTACAGGGGGTTTACTTCGTCAGGTCTTTTTCGTTGATGAAGTCGTTCGGGTAGGTGGCTACTACAGACTCAGGAACCTTGTATCGCTCGCCCTTTGTGTATCGGGTGTCGGCGATCTGGCGAGTCTTTAGGCACACTGCCGTTACGGTCTTTTCACGCTTAGTTGTTTCTGCCACGTTCTTCCCTCGTTGTGACTTTAGTTTTGCAAGGGGCAGCGAGCCGATAAACGACCCGCTGCCCGTATGGGGTTCCTAGTTCAAACTAAGCAGTTCTTACGAAGCTGCTGCCTTGAATACTCGGAATGCGTTTGTAAGCGCAACCCGTCCGTCACCACGCTTGCGAGCGAAGAAGCCAACTTGGTCAGTTCCCATGTAGAGGGAGTCGTTACGGCGAACCGAAATACCAACACGGTCAATCATGTAGTAGTTCGAGAAGTCACCGAACACACCGACTTCTTCGTTTGCTGCGATAGCTGCTGCATCGTCCCAGCCTGTACCGTCGAACAGTGCAGTTGGGCGACCACGGAAACGCTCATCAGGAGCAGCGGTCAAGTCCTCACCGAACGACTGCCCAGCAGCGGTAGAACCAATCGAGGTCAACTGCTGCATAAAGCTAGACGAGGTGTAGAACGTGCCGTTTGCTCGGAACTGAGCGGGAAGCTGCCAGAACAACTTGTTTACGTCCGCAGCGACAACAGCCGTAGCAGATGCCATTAGAACGTCTGTGATCGAGGCAGTTCGCAGACCCTCTGGCTCGGTTGTACCGTCACCAGCAATAGCCTGTTCGTCCTCGTATCGTCCTGCTGCCTCATTGAATACCTGAGTAAGCATTGAAGGAAGGTTGTGCGCCTCATCTTCGAGAAGTTCTGAGGAAACTTTTACGAGTCCACCAGACTTGTAGATCGTGAACGCAACCTGACCGATAGTCGGGGTAGATTCTGCGCCTGTAATTGCGCCTTCCTCTGCGATACCTGCCCAAGTAGCAGTACCGAACGTAGGCAGGTTACCTGCGTCACGAGTAGTCGAAATAACTCGTGATCGTGGTCGAATCACTGAACCAGGTGCGCCTGGGTCGTGAATCAATTCGTCGCGCCAATCTTCAGGCACGAGGTAGCCACCTTCAGCGTCTGTGCCTTCTTCCATTGCTCGGAGGAATGCAGGGTCGGCGTTTCGGTGGAAGTTCTCTGCGTTATGGCTACGGTCACGGAACCAAGCACTAAAGGCTTTCTTGTAAACCTCGGCTTCTTCCTTCTGCGTGTCACCCATCTGAGCGCGAACCCATTTAGGTTGAACAGCGGCAGGGAATCCCTTTATCCAGCCAGCAGGTTTGTGCGAAGCGGAATACTGACGCTTGTTGTCATTAGCGTTGTATTCCTCACCCGCAACAACTGGAATGTTGTTAGAAGGAAGGTGACGACCTTTGCGGTAGTCGGCGAGAACATCTGCTGCTTTGATAGCTTCGGCAACTTCACCATCAAGGCGTTTTGCTTCTACGATCATTCGCGTAGCAGTGTCAGGGTTGCCAGCGTCGAGATACTTCTGTGCATCGTCGAGCAGGGCGGTTGAATGATTTCGCTTATCGTCAATAGACTTTAGCGAAAGCGAAGCACTTTTCAGAGAATCCTCTGTGACTTCGGGGGTTTGGGTTGGGTCGTACATTTACCTCTACCTGTAAACAACAGCCGAACGGCTGCGCTTGTATTGCGTCAACTCTAGGTCGAGTTGAAGTTTGCGTACTGCGTCTAGCCCCTCGGTGGAGTCTGCGGAAGAATCATCTTCGGTGGACTCGGCAGCGGGTATCTCACTTGATGATAGACCCTCTAACGCTGTGGCTGCAACCTTCACCGCTTCGAGTGCATCATCAATAGATCGTTGGTTCAAATGCCCGATAGTGTCAGGCTCCGCAGGAATAGGCGTGAGAGAAACTTCGATAATCGCCCATGAGCGAATCGTGTTCCCATCCATAGCCATCATGTGCGGACTCGTGCCGGTCGATACACCCATCTTGCCAGAACGAATCATAGAAGCGATTGCGTCGGCGTACTGGTTCGCTCGCTCTAGTTGAGCCTCAAACCAAATACCGACTTCATCTTTGTTCTTCTTCATAACCTGCCCAATCATGGACAAGCCCAGCTTCGCATCGCCTCCGTGGTCGTACAGAAGCGGCGGGGTGTCAGATGTCGAGTCTTCCCAAAAGTCAGTAGACTTGGTGAACTTCGTTCCGTATAAATCGACGTTATCGAATATCACGGCGTACCCGTCGATGATGTAGTTCTCACCGTCATCGCTTGCCCTGATGTTCAGGTTGTGTGTGTTGCCGGTCATTGCAATAATCCTTCGGTCACTGGTGTTGCCCCGCGTGTGCAATTAGGGTGTGCAGTCGGGTTTGACTCGTACCATTCTATCGTTTGGGTTGTACCGTCTACGGCGCGGCAATCTTCATCGTCATCACCGTCACGGATAACAACCATGCTCACACCGCTAGCCTTGTAACGCACAGCCGTTGTCTGGTTCTGCGCCCAACGCACTTCGGTTCTAGCAATCGTTCGCGCCCGTTTCGCTGCGTCCGGTCTACCGGGAATACCCCTGACGATCTGACGAAGCCCGTTGAAATTATCCTTTGGCACTCCGTCTGCGATCTGACGCAACGAGTAGCCCTTGTTTACACCGTTCTGCAATGCAGTGTTGATACGTGTACGGGTCAGGTCGTTTATAGACTTCACTCGTGCTGATGCCTGGTTCAGTCGCTCTAGCACAAGCCCTTCGCTCGACTCGAACGAGATGTTAGATAGAACACCAGCCTTAGTAACGTCTGCCCATGTTCGTTCAGCTACCTTCTGTAACTCTGGTGCGATTTCCTGCGCTAACTGTGCGTCGTATGTGAACGGCACAAGCGTTTCGCCACCGAACCCGAACGTTGGTGCTGCTCGTACTTCTTCTGGCTCTGCTTCCTGCTCTTGTATCGCTCGCCCAATGATGGAGTCTGCGTCACGACCTAGCTTGTCGAACGATTTCTGTATCGTCTTTTCAGTGTCGCTAAGAGCATCGTCATATTCAGCGTCTACCAGACGTTCTAGGTCGGCAAGGCTACGGCTTTTAGTTGGCAACGCTGTTAACTGCTCAGGAGCGGATAACGTATTTGCCGTGGGGGTAGTCGGAACCATGCCCGTATGTACAAGACCTTCTGGCAGTTTCAGCACATCAGTAACAGAGTCAGGCTCGTAACCCGCTTTGATAAGTATTGATGCGGTGTTCGCGTTGATCTGCTGAACCTCTGCTTGTTGCTTTACGTCATCGGCAAGAGCGCGCACCTGTGAGAAGTCAAAGGCAAACTCCATACCTCTAAAGTCGGGAGTGTCGCGCAACGCTCGTGTAAAGAACGCAGCAGCGCGGTTATACGCAGGGAGAAGCGTTTCTTCCCAAAACGATTCCTTCGCCTGTCCATAGTTGGAATATGTAGCCGAGTCTAACCCGACCTTTGCACCAACGATGATCGGAGGCACACCGAACGCAGCACAGATACGGCTCTCGGTGAGGTTGCGAAGGTCAGGCAACGCCATTTCCCCCATACCATTAGCCAGCTTCTCGTAAGAAGCGTCCTCGTCTAGTACACCGATACGCTGCCAGTTCGCTTTACCTGCGAACCGAGCATGCCAGTTGCGACGGATTGCGTCGGCTTCGTCTTGGCTGTTGATCTTGCGAGCAACCTTTAGAAAACCAGCGGGAACACCTTTGTTCTCAAATACGGCGCGCCCAAAGTCGGTAGCGTCGCTATCAAGGTTCACCATCTTTGCGAGAACTTGCAGGTTGCCCAGCCCGTACCAGTCGTTGATTGGGTCAGTCGTTTTGTGATGCCCGATGTACTCAGCAGGAATGATGTACTGCTTTGCGCCGAGCGTGTAGCGGTCGAGCGTGTAGCGGTACGCCTTTGCGCCTCCGGTCATCTGGTCAGGGATAACACGTACTCGGTCTGGTCGTAGCCAGTACATGCCCGAAATAGTGCCGATGTTTGAGCGGGGAGTGAATAGATATGCGTTACCGCCTATGAGTAGTTGCATGTGCAACGCTTCAAGGAAGGCGACGGTATCCATGCTGGCGTTAGGCTCGTCAACAAGTGACAAGGCGCGCTGCTGCGAGGTTGGAACTAGAACACCGTCTGAGTCTTTATTGCCGACAACCAACTTAGCTTCTGACGCGCTGGTTATATATTCCTGAATACAGGCGAAAACTAGTTCGTTCTGCCGGTATCCCTGATCGGCTGCGTTGGCGTAGTCACGCTGCACAGGTTCGGGCTGCTCGTTACCGGCTGTAACAGTAACGGCTACGTCGCGAATATCTTCTAGGGGAATATCTCGAACGTTCTGGAAGTAGGGAATCTTATCGAGTAGTCGGCTGCGGAATGACAATTACCAAACTCCTTGTGACGCTGTTTCTATGAGGTCAGTAATAGCCCACACCAGCGCATCTAGCCGGTCGGGTGAGTCAGGGCTTTCCGGTGTCCAACTTGTCATTTGATCTTCAAGTTCTGCGAATATCCCTACGTGGTGAACCAACCCACGTTCGTAAAGTGCTGATACTGGCTCTGCGCGAACAGCTTTACCGCGACTTGCCGTTACAGCCTTATACGCCATTGTGCCACCGCCCTCTACGTTTCGTATAGTGGCTTCTACCATATCGCCCCCGTAGTTCTTCTCGGCAACGACACGATCAGCCTGTATTTCATCGTAGAGTTTCTTGGCTTCCCAGCCCCATTGTAGCGGAGAGGCAATCAAGCTGCGATCACGCAAAATATAGTATTCACCGTCAGATGCTTTCGCTGCCCCGATGATGCCGATCTCGTCACCGCCACCGCCTGACGGGTCGATTGCAACCACAACACGAAC